CAGAACTTATCAGTAATGAGTATCCGGTTTACCTGGATGAGAAGGAAATGAAGCAGTACAAGGATATGAAGGATCAGTTGATTCTTTCGACACCAGAACATGAAGTGACAGCAGCAAATGCCGCGTCCCTTGCAAACAAGCTGTGCCAGATGGCCAATGGTGCAATCTACTCCGATTCAGAAGAAAGGGATGTTATTGATATTCATTCCAAGAAGCTTGATGCACTGGAGGATATTATTGAAGCTGCAAATGGAAAGCCACTTCTGGTGGCATATTGGTTCAAGCACGATTATGACAGGATAGTAGCAAGACTTGAGAAGATTGGTGTCAATTATATGAAGATCGATACCGACGAGAGCATCTCCCTTTGGTGTGAGAGAAAGCTACAGGTGGCATTAGCTCAACCAGCCAGTATGGGCCATGGACTCAATTTGCAGTCCGGAGGAAATGTTATGGTGTACTATAGCCTTCCATTCTTTAACTTTGAATTATACGATCAGGCCAACTGCAGGTTATACAGACAAGGGCAACAGGAAGGTACCGTTACAATCATTCATCTGGTTGCAAAAGGCACCATTGATGAGAAGATCATGAAATCTTTATCTGATAAAGATAAAACTCAGTCGGCACTTATCGATGCGGTAAAAGCAGAAATGTAGACAATCAATGACAATCAGAGTCAATCCGATGGAATAAAGCATTATTTCGGAGGTATTGCAATGAGTACAAATTCAGATATTGATCCTTGCGAGAGACTTGCAAATGCAATTATTTTACAAGCAGTAAAGGATTATAGGGATGCCTGTAAGAAGTTAGCCAGGGGAAAAACAAATCATGCTGCAGAAGTTGTGAAAGAAGAATGCCGTAGATTCTTCCTGTCTGATTGGTTTTCTGTACTCACCAATATTGATGGAGCAATGTTGGTTAGAAAGCTAGACGAGGAGGTGTCGGCATGACGGTGAAAGAATATTTGAGTCAAGCATATAGACTTGAAAATAAAATCAAATTACAGCAACGAAGGATTGAGGAACTGAGAGCACTTTCCACTTCAGTTTCTTCTCCGGGATTCGAAGAACATTATAATTCGACAAGAAATATGGATGCACCATTTGTAAAGATTTTGGAAAAGATTATGGAATATGAGGAAGAGTCTGAAAAGCGAATTGCACTGTTACTGGATTTAAGGGAGCAGATGCGTGCTTCTATTCAGAAGGTTGAAAATCCAGATCTCAGTTTAGTGTTGGAATATCGTTACATTTACAATATGCCTTGGTCAAAAATCGGAGACGAGATGTATGTTGATGAAAGGACTGTTCGAAGATGGCACAATCAAGCGTTATCTTGTTACAAGGTGCCAGAAAATCCGATCTTAATTTAAGTGTGCCGGAAATGTCCGTAAATGTCCAACAATGTCCGGGTCATATCTATGATATTGTTATGATGTCGAAAAAGATAAAACAAAACAGGCAGGAGCCTTCATGATGGCAATCCCATCGTGAGGGCTTTTCTTATGCCGGAAATTGGAGGTGTGGTAATGCCAAGAAAAGTAAAGCATCCGTGCCACCACCCCGGATGTCCAAGGTTAACAGAGGGTAGGTTCTGTGAGGAACACCAGAAGGAAGACAACAAGCA